CGACATGATCTGAGCCTTCATGCTCAGGATGTCGGTCGCGAACCGGGAAACGTCCTGCTGCGTCTCTTTCAGGCGCAGGGAGGCAAAGTTGCTCTTGATGCCTTGGGCGGTGGCCGTCTCGTTCGGGTCCGACGATCCGCGGATGATGTCGCTCAGGCCGGTGACCTCGTAGATCACCTGCTTGCAGATGTCGCGGGCCTTGTAGAGCTCGTTCAGGCTCTTCACAACCATATCGAGCGGCAGCATCTGCACCGCGCCAGCCAGGCCGCCAGTCGTGGCGAACGCCGCCCAGTTCGTCACCGGGATAAGCGTGTTGTCGACGCCCTCATTCATCAGCCGTGCGATCGCCGGCTGGCTGGCATCGTAGACGCCCACGGCCTTGACAGCCTTCACCAGCATCGAGATACGGCTGGTCAGGTCATCCAGCTCGCAGGCCTGGTCTTGGTACTCGATGTAGTCGGGCACCGGCAGCAGCGTGTCGGTCGTGGTCGTGGCGAACAGCGGCTTGGGGCACGGGAAAAAGCCGTCCAAGTCGAGTGGGTCATCCTTCGTGTCGAGAGGGTCGGAAACCCCCTCGGCCTGCCAGATCACCTTGCGCTCGGTCTTGTCCCAGATCTCCCAGACCTTACCCTTCTTCATCTCATCGGTGACGGGTGTGTCCTTGTCCAGGCCGATCGGCTCTTGGGTCAGCGGGACTTGCTTGAACTTGTCGCCGAAGCGCTTCTCGCCTTCCTTGCGGCCCATGTAGACGCGGCGGGACACCCATGTGACTTCCTCCCACGTCCGGGCAGGCGAGCAGCGGAAGTCCTCCCAGAACACGTAGTCAGAAGGCGTGCATTCGTAGCCTTGCGTGTTTTGCTTCTTCGGCGGCTGGGGCATGCCCATGAGCTCAAGCAGTTCGGGGGTCTGCGGCGTCGGCGCTGCATCGCCCATCAACCCGCCAGCCATCGGAGGCGCAGCGGGATCGACGGGCGGTGCGCCGGCCAGGTCCGATGCGGACAGCGTCTCCGCTGGGGCTGCAGGTTCCTTGGCCTCGCCCGATTCGTCTTCGACATCGTCGGTGATCTGGTCGCCAGCGTCGAAGCGCACCCATGCCACACCACGGCCAGGCAGCAGGCGGTCAAGGATGACGCAGCGCAGTGAAGAATCGAAGTCGGAGTAGTGGTCGATCTCGTACTGCAGCGCGCGCTCCAGGATCTGGGACGCGGTGCGCGCAACCGGGTCTTTGTCCTTGTAGCGGCGCTCGACCTGGGCTTGCGGCTTCTTGCTGTAGATGGCCGGGAACTGCGTGCGGACGTTGCTCCACAGCATGTTGTAGCGCTTCTCGGCGTCGTTTGAAGAGCCGGCCTCGGACCCTCGCTCATCACGGAAGCGCTTGACGATCTTCTTGCCGCGGTCGATGAAGGGCTTTTGGTCCTTCTCGGCCAGCCTGAGCGCATCGAGCCAGTTCATAGGACCTTCCGGAAGGAGACGTTGGTGAACGAGGCGGTCAAGATCACGTTGGACCAGACGTAGATGCTGCCGGTGGATGGCGCTGCCACCGTGCCGTTGAATGTGCCCGCGGCGACCTGGTCACCTACTGCGTTCGCGCCGCCTTCCGTGAGCAGCTTCCAGCCGCCCGATGTGAACGCATCGCAGGTAATCGAGGCTTGGTAGGTCTGTCCTGCAGTGACCACCGGGCCACTCTGGGTGAAGGTGCCCACCGCTGCAGCCGTCGCAATTAGCTTGGTGGTAATCGACCATCCCGCGCCAGGCGTCCAGCCTGTAGAACCTGCTGCGAAGTTGCCATTCGTGACCAGTTCAGGACCAAGGCCCATATCAGCCGCCACAGCGCCGTTGGCCACGAAGGGGATGCCGTTGGAATAGCTCACAGCCGCACCAGACGAGCAGCACAGCGCGCCAGCGGGCGAGATCGGCAGGCCGTCAATGTACTGCGTGTTTGCCGGGAGGCCACCGGTCGCATCCACGTAGACGATCTGGCCGAGCGCTGTGCGCAGGAGCCCATTGCTGACCTGAGCGCCACCGGCCAGAGCTGCGCGCGCCGCGGTGTTTGCTGCGTCACGCAGGATCCCGCAGACGAACGCATCCGTACCAACCGGCGCGACGGTGGACAGTTGCACCTTGTCTGCAGTGATCGGGAAAAGCGCCATCTAGTCAGATCCTTTTGCTGGGCCGCGGGGCCGTTTTCCACAGTTCTTCGAGCGTCACGCCCGTTGTCATGCGTCCACCATCCGACAGCACCGGGAAGACCGGAGGCTGTGCGACTGGCGGGGGTTTGGTTTGCTGCATCACCAGGCAGCCGTAGGAGAAGCCATCACCGTCATGCGAGGCCCAATCGTGCTGGGGTTCGCTGCTGAAGATCTTGGTTTCCTCGTCGTATTCGTAGGACCAGGCGCGAAGGCCATCCAGTCCCTGTTCACACTCATCCGAGAACTCGCAGTGGCTGATCAGCGTTCGCGCCGCATTCACACGGTCGGACTTCTTGCTGTCTGGCGTGATCTCCACCTTGTCGGCGCCGAATGCCTTCACGAAGATCTCGACGGCGCTGTGCTTGGCGGCGAAGGTCTTGGCTCGGGCGTCATGGGGCAGCCAGATCTTGCCGAGCTTCCGGCCCAGCAGCTTGAGCCGCAGCTTGTCGCACCACTCTTCGGCATCAATGCCCCAGCCGCCGTCATAGTCGACCAGCGAGTAGCCGCCCATCCTTGGCTGCCAGAACCACCACGTAGCCTTGTCGCGCCGCCCAATGTCCGCGCTGATCTCGATGGGTGCACCGGCAGGGTCGTAGCGCACATGCGATCCGATCTTTCCTGCGTTTTCCAGTCTGCCGATCGCCCTGGCCAGGATCGCGCCCAGGTTGGCAGCTTCAAAGCTGCACATGTACTCCTGATCGAACTTGGCCTGCCCGTACTCTTCGCCAAAGTCAGCGATGTAGGCGGCAAGCTCTTCAGCCAGCCGCTCTACGCTCATCGTCTTCGTGTCGTAGGCCGACAGCACCTGCGCGAATGACCTGGAGTCGTTCTTCGCAGATGAATAGGTCTTGTGCGCGTGATTGCGGCCCCGCGGAGTCGTGATGAACAGCTGCCAGCCGTTGTTCTCCGCAATGATGGGTCGGAGGTAGGCCCGAGCATTCGGGTCGGCCAGCGCCCATTCCGAGTACACGATGCCAGCCGGCGTAGAGCCCACCAGGCTGTTGAAGTTGTCCGAACCCACCACCTGCCAACTTGATCCGTTCTTGAACGTGATCAGCATTTCCGTGTCGTTGGTCGATGACCGCAGGGCAAGCGGGAAAGCCTCATCGATCCGCTTCTTGCCCGTGTGCGGGTTGACCGCCTTCCAGATCGCTTTCCGCGCCTGGGCAGCCTCAGGCAGCATGTGCCAGTAGTTCGCTACCCGCTCGAATGCAGCGCAGGCCGTGCGATGCAGCGCTACCTCATCCTTGCCCGACCGTCGATGCCAGATCAACTCAGCGTGCTTGCCACCGTTCTCGAGGTAGCTCCAGACGGGTAGCTGGTAGTCCCGTGGCTGCCAGCCGTTAGGCAGCGTTACCGTTGCCATGTCGAACGATGTTGACCGTCAGTGCCTCGCCATCCTTGCCGGTGTGCTCCACGCGGCCCAGCTTCGGAGCGGCGAACTCGGCGAGCTTCGCAAGCAAGTCCAGCGCCTTGGCCGGATCACCCTTCACATCGCCCTTTCCAGTGGCTACTTCCGCAAGCCACGTAGCGACGTTGGAGGCGTTATCCGAGAGAAGCTTGGTCACCGTGTCCCGAAACTCTTTGGTCGCCTTGTTGGGCGTTCCTGCCGCCCTGCCGCCGTGCTTCGTGCGCTTCTTGGCTGGCTGCGAGCTATTCGCAACTACTTTAGTCATGGGGTGTTCCTTCGGCAGGCTTACTGCTGATGGACAAAGAAAAGCCCGCGCAACCTCTCGGCTGGCGGGCAATGGCTACTGCAATGGGGGACGCATACAGGAATTGAACCTGCCCCTGCGGGCGCGACCCGCTGCTCTACCGCTGAGCTAATGCGACCATATAAGGTGCTGGGCACGAGCCCAAAGCATGTAGCTAGGGGTGGTTGGCTCGGCCCGAGGCACTGGGGTGGGATATGGGATTTCCCACATCCCCAATGACAAAGCCGCTGCAGGCGTGAACCTGAGCGGCTTGAGTGGTTGCGGGAGAGGTGCTCGCACCCTCGACGGTCGGGTTATGAGCCCGATGCTCTACTGTCTGAGCTACCCCGCAGGAATTCTGGAGGCAACTTGGCCGTCCGAGCGCTACGATAAAGAGTCTTTACACCAATTGCAAGCGCTCAGTTGTAAATATTCTTTACGTCGTCTTGTGCGCCAGCGATGAAAGCGCCCCTCTCACATTGGAGACTGTGACCCGCTCCCCCATGTCAAGAAGGGCCGGGTACGTGGCAATCGTGATGATCTGCCCTTGCTGCCTGTATTCGATCTGCAGCCCTTGGTCTACGCGGCGGATCACCATCTCGTCAAATTCTCGGGGTTCATCCATCACATCACTCCTGCCGCCATGAGGCGCTTGGTTAGTTGGCTCCTTGCTTCTGCGACGACTGTAGCGCGATCCAGTGCATCCAGCTTTTCCAGCCTCGGATGCCTCCACACGCTTTGCTCCGTCCACAGGTTGCGCGCGATCTCGTGGATGGCCGCCCTCCATGGGTCTTGCATCTGGTCGACCTGGAAGTCGATGCTCTCCATCGTGGAGCCGTGCAGCTCGTCTTCGATGATCTCGGCGGTGGTGTCATATCCCCTCCCCGCCTTGGCATTGCGGAACATCGGGTCTGCGCCAGCCACGGGAACGGGTGAGTAGCCCTTGCAATGGACGTGCCACTGGCGCAGGAGGTCATCGAGGATGTATCGGCTGTCGTTCATCATGGCCACTTCACCTTTCCCAACCAATTGATATTCCACTTGCACACCAATCGCCGATCACTTCCCCACCTCCAGCATCTCAGGAGCGATTACGGGGAGACCGATGAGGGCGGGCGATGCGCGACGGTTCCATGCCGCCCGCACATCGCGTTGCGCGCCGTCCTCATAGTCGAACATGACCGCTCCACAACCCTGGCAATGCAGCATCAGCGTTTTGCCCTGCTTCGCCTTGATGTCGCTGCTGCCGCAAAACGGACAGGGCTTCAGTTCTTCGTTCATGCCATCCTCTTTTCTAGTCTGCGAAGCTCAGATTTCGAGGGTGTAGCGAATCGGGGAGATCTTTGCGGAGATCGCTTCCACCCGCAGACGCAGCTTCAGCAGCTTGCCGCGCAGTTCGCTGGGCGTGGCCTCGATGGCTTTGGACTCCCCGCACTGGGCCAGTTTGTCCAGAGACCCGGGCTGGCATACCGGGGCGATGCTGGCGATCAGTTGCGTGACGCTGATGTCGAGCTCGCCGATGGAATCACTGAGGTGTTCGTACTCCACCTCCATGAGCGGCTTGTCGCGCGGAGGCTGGGCCGCTCTCTGTGCACCTTGCTGCAGTGCCTCGTTCAGCTTCTGCGCATGGGGGTTGATTTGTTGGGCTTGGTTGTCGTAGTTCATTTCAATTTCCTTTGAGTTGCTTCAGCTTTTGCACATACACCGCCTTGATGGCGATCAATTCGTCTCGCTCCCACTTATGCGGAAGGTTGTTGGACTCCAAGGACTCCACCCGAACGGCCCCCACCTTGGCGAGTAGTCCAATTCGGTACTCCACCGCTCGCCCTGCTCCCCACTGGTTGCACTTGACGCACTGAGCGTGGCAGTTGTCCTCGTTGAACCGAAGGCGTGAGGCCGCGCCGGTACTCCTGTAGTGACCGGCATCTCGACCCGCATGTAGTCGCGACAGGTCAGGAGGTGGTGCGCCGCACGAGATACAAGGCTCTTTCTCATCTCTGGTCCTTACCCATTTGTTAAAAACCTGCTGGGCCTCTTTGATGAGGTCGGGGATGCGCTTGAGCCCCACCCTCTTCCTCTTGTCCTGCGCCCTCTCCAGCCTCTTTTCAGCCAAGCGCTTTGCCATCGCCTTGCGCTTCTGAATCTCCTGGAACGCCACCATCCACGGCTCAATGCATTCAGGGTGCAAGCGGATGCGGCGCGCCTTTTCCTCTGGCGTCCAGCGGACCTTGCAGTGTTTGCACTTGGTGGAGAGCATCAGGCGGCCTCCCTGTAGTGCAGGTCTACGTCGCGTGCGGCTGCCGTGGCATTCAGAAACTCCAGCCAGTCGCTGAACTGCTTCTTGCCGAACTCGCTGGTCCGGCTTCCCAGCATCACCATCCCGCCGTCCATGCCCATCGCCACGCGGACGGACTCCTTGCGAAAGGCCGCGGACAGTACGTCCTTCCATTCCTCGGGCGTCATCCAAACCATGGCGCCGTTGACCGGCCACTGCAGTTGGTCGGCGAAGGCCTGCAGGATCGGCCACTGGGCGGCGTTCTGGTCAAGGTTGCGGGTTGGCTCCTGCACGACAGCGATGTAGCCGTCTGGGGCCGTGTCGATGGCTTCGTGGGCGCGGCGGCGTGCTTCACCGTGAGCGAGGCGGAAGAGGCGCTTGTCTTTCATGCCATGCTCCCCAGCGACCAAACGCTATTCGGGATGACGCCTTGCATCGCCATGTCGACTGCGCCCATGGCCTCACGCTGTGCCCGCTGGCGGTCCAGAGCATCCAATGCAGCCTCAGTGATCTGCTCGGTGCGGTCCTGCCGAGCTTTGCGCTCCTGTAGCGTCTCCGTGCTGATCTTCGGCTGGAACTTCGCCCGCTTCATCCCCGCAGCCGTGATCCGGTACTCGGCCATCTTGGTGCGCGGGCAGCGGCTTTCGACGGTGACGAACTTCTTCTCAGTCAGAAACCAGAGCGTGTTCTGCGCGGACTTCGTAGCGCAGCCAATGGCGGCACTTGCTCGGGCCGAGGTCATCAGCTCGCCGTCCGTCATCAGATTCAGGATGTCGAGGGTTTGGGTCACGATGCCTCCCCAACGATTGCGCGGTAGACCCTGCGCCAGAGCCTTCCTTCGGGCGTAAACCACGGGTGCGGGCAGGCGTCGAGGATGGACTGCTTGAGCTTTGCTGCGCGCTGGGCGTCGAGCATCACGGCATTCATGGTGTATTCAGTCATTGCGACCTCCACTGCCGGTTGGCGAACCGCCACTTGCCCACGGCGTTGCGCTCGATATGCCCTTCCTTAGCCAGCCGGTGCATGTATTCCTGCGCGGTCTGCTCGCGCACTCCGAACCGCTCGGCGACGCTGGCTTGCGGCGGCAGCTGGTCGTTCTCCGCGAAGAACTCCTGGCAGTAGGACAGCACCTGCGGCATGAGCGCCTGCTTCACCAGCTTTAGGTATCCACCCTTGCCCGGGATGCCAGTTGCGTGCGCCCGGGCCTTCCTGACCTTCGGCACTGGAACGGCCTGAAGTCGGGCCCGATGCTTCGGTGATGGAAGGCCGCGGAGTTGCGCGGCGATGCGGTTTGCCGCTTGGCATTCGGCGCTGAATTCGCTCATGCTTGCGCTCCCCGTGCTTGGCTGCGGATCGCATCGAGACGCGCACGCACGTCTGCGGGCATCGGAGCGCCCTTGTGCGCCTTCATCTGGGCCAGCACGTCAGGCTGACGGGGCACAGGCTTCGGAGCCTCCCAGTCGACCCACCGCTGTTGATTCAGGTACGTGAGCACCATGGGGACGAAGCTGCCGCCGTCCTTGATCCAGTCGGGCTGCTTCTTCATCCACTCGACGTGCGCCAGGATGTGAGCAGCACTGTCTGCACAGCCGAGCGTGGCCCACTTGTTCAGGGCTTGTTGCTTTGCCACCTTGCGCGGCCCCGAGGGCCATGCAGCCCAGAACTCCGCAAAGCCCGCCGCTGCGTTCTCCACGCCCTTTGCAGGCTTCGTTGTGGGCGCTGTGATGGTGTCGCCGAAGAGATCGCTGATCAGCATTTCGAGCCTCAGGCCTTGCCGAAGAAAAACAGCCAGTCTGCTTGCGTCAGTCCCAAGCGCGATTCTGGATTGGCCTGCAGCACCTGCACCCATCCGTCGTATTCAGCGACCGCCTGCTGATGCTGCTGGATCTTTCCATGGCACTCGCTCAGCTTGGCTTGAAGATCGGCACGAACTCCAACCTGTGGCCCTCGCGATTGCGAGTTCGTGTAATTCGCAAGGCCAGCCGCCACACTTTCGGAGATCTCGATTCCCGATTCCCGCACCTCCTTCATGACTGCGGCCTTTTGCTCCGCCCACCAATCAGCACGACTTTGGCGATAGAGCTTTTGTGCTTGCGCGCCCTCGGCCAACTTTGCAGCGGTGTATTCAAAAACCCAGCCGTCACGCTTTCCATTTCCGATGTTCAACATGTCGATTCCTTTAAAGATTTTTCAGCCACAGTTCCCCAAGGGTGGAAGGACTACGCTTCCTGCCCTCTCCCGATTCCTGCAATGCATTCATCCAGAGTCCCTTGAGGTCGTCGTTCAAATCGAAAGAGGCTTGTTTCCACCGTTGTTCCTCTCTCTTGTCTCGGTCCCCGACAAAAAGGCCGATTTGGTGTGCAGGGGGTGTGTCCTGAACCAGTCTTTCTTGAGTGCGGGCGATACAACCCCGTTAGCTAACGCGCTCTGACGCCCTGCTAAGCCAGCAGGGAGGCATGCCAGGGGGTTAGGCCGCCTCCCAAACAGAACGGCGGTCACGACGCTCTCCGGTATCGACTACCAGACCTGCATCGCGCATTGGTTTGATTCGCGGAGAAACAGTCACGACCGTGAGGCCGGTGAGTTCAGCGATCTCATGTGTGGTCATCGGTCCGAAGCGGCGAAGGCATCCGAGGACAACTTCGCAAAGATGCGAACTCGCCGCCCGCACGCGCACTGCTGCGTCGCGAGAAGAGCCCGGATCAGTGTTGCGTGCACGTGGGATGGCGAGTTCGATAGTCATGCGCAGGCCTTCGTAGCGGTGAGTTCTTCCAGGACGGTCAACTTGGCGTGACGTGCAAGCCACTGGCTGACCAACGTGTTGCCGACCACTGCTTCAAAGCGAGGCAGTGCATCAGCGGGAAGCGAACGGCGCGAGGGCTTGTCGTCCTCGTGCAGGAAGTCGGTGACGTGTTGCGGGTACAGCTCGGCTTCTGCGGCAAGCTGCTGGCGCGTCATGTAGTGAACGCGCTTCAACTGCCACGCCAGACGCACCGCTTGGCGGTAGGTCTTAGCCATACGCACCCACTGTTCGGGTGCAACGCTGGGCGCGTCTATGCGCCCTAGAAGGGGAAACTCTCGGGTGTCCATCAAGGTGCCTCTCGATAGGGAAAAGTCAACGTCTAACCAGTTGCCTAACCTGTTGCGGTGCGGCAAAAAATAGAGGCCATGACGACGCGAAAAATCACAGCCTTTTTGATGTGCCCGGCCGCAAACGGCGATGCCTCGGGAGGCACCCCTGCGGCAAGCGCCGCGAGCGGAGGACACATCAAGAAGGGTGCGTGGGTGAGCGCGCATGAAGCTGCCTTAGACGGAATCGCCGGTTGGTTCGGCAATGGACCCGTCTGCTCCGATGTCCTCACTGCGAAAGATCGGAGTGCGGCTCATCTGGTCGAGCAAAAGGCAGATCAGCGCCCAGAGAGCGAACAGGGACCAGAAGAGGACGGGGGGCATTCAGGCCGCCTTGGCCTTGAGCAATGGGAGGGCCGTATACAGCTTGCGCACGGTGTCGATCCGCGGGTCGGTGGTGTCACCGCTGCGAACCTTCCAGAGCGTGGTGAAGGGCACGCCGCTTTCGCGCGCCAGGACTTGCATTTGCGCGTGGCTCAGGGCTTCGAGACGAGCACGAACTTCAGCGGCAGCGGGAATGTTTGGCTTCATAAGACCCCGAGAATATCGGATCCGGTATGAATGTCAACCACTTTCGGTACGGCGCTTTGATACCGTATTCGGTCATGAGTGCGGCAGACCCGAAAACCTATCTTTGGAAGAGAATCGAATCTCTGATGGGTGGCGTCACGCGCACCATCGACCAGGTCGTTGCGCACACCAACATCAGCCGAGGGTCTATTCAGCGAGTCCGCGAAGGCAAGACGAGCACGGGGACAGACATCCTCGTTCAGCTGGCCGAAGCCTTTGATTTGGAGGTGTGGGAACTGCTACAGCCACCAACTGACGAATCGCATGTCCGGCAAGTCGCGAAGTCGAGCGGCGGCCCAGAGGCGAGAAAAGAGCAAGCCTTGGCTATCTTGAAGATGGCGGCAGCCCTTTCGCCTGACGCTCGGAAAAGCACAGCCGACGCGCTGGGGCATTACCTCCTGCACCCAGAGACAAATGCCGACATGCTGCCGATCTTGGTCGCTCGCTTATCGGGGGAGTTCCCGCCCAAAGCAGCGGACGACGAGCCGAAGGCCGCTTAGGTACAAGGACTCCATTTCAACTGTACCGCGTTCAGTAATAGTTGTGACTCGGTGTTTCTTACTAGTACTGCTTTATAACTATCCCATGGATATGGGAGCCGGAGGATTCGATGCGCTGGATTGTCCTTTTGCCGTTCGTTCTGGCCGGTTGCGCCAGCACATCGCCTGTCCAGCCGGTTGGCCGTGACCGCTTCATGGCGAGCTCGACCGTCCGCGGCGGCTTCACCACTGACGGCCAGATCAAGGCCGACCTGCTGGATCGGGCGCGGGCCTTCTGCGGAAAGAAAGAGATGGTGCTGGAGAACTCCAGCTCTGGCGGCACGCAGGGATGGACGCCGCAGACGGCTGAGGTACTTTTCAAATGCGAGTAATCGTCTCCATCATCGCGCTCGCGCTTGCAGGCTGCGCTACGTCTTCCGCCACCTATGGCCCGAATGGCAAGCAAGCGCACAGCATTTCGTGTCCTGGTGCGGCCAACAGTTGGGGCTCCTGCTACGAGAAGGCCGGGAACATCTGCAGTGCGGCGGGATATGACATCGTTGTTCAAAACGGCTCTGTGACACCCTTTGGGATGGCGAATGGTTATGCCAATGCCTCCGGAGGAAGCGTCTCGGCTTTCGGCGGCGGATTTGTGAGTCGCAGCATCCTGGTGCAATGCAAGACCTAAGACACGACGCCCCATAGGAGCCGCCCACCGAGGCGGCTTTTCTTTGGGCAAATGGCTGCTAATGACCGGCTGGTCATAAATACCCGACAAGAAATACCGGATTCGGTTGCCATTCCGTACCGCTTTCGATACCATTCATCTCAAGCAGCCACCCGCTGCGCCTCTAACCAAGGAGATGGAATGCAAGCACCGACCCCCGCAGCTCCTGCTGCACTGACCAAGATCAAGATCGTGAGCCGCTTCGACAGCGAGCGCGTGCTGTTTGAATGCGATGCGCCTGAGGGCCTCGAATCGGGCCTCTACATGCGCCATGCGCTGGAGAAGGCTACACAGGATCGTGCCGACCTGCGCGGTGCCGACCTGAGCGGTGCCTACCTGCACGGTGCCGACCTGAGCGGTGCCGACCTGAGCGGTGCCTACCTGAGCGGTGCCGACCTGAGCGGTGCCGACCTGAGCGGTGCCTACCTGCACGGTGCCGACCTGCGCGGTGCCTA